GGTAATTCAGCACAGTACACATAATCATTGTACTCGATCAAGTCAACAGTACAACCACTATAATTTGTATGTTTGGATTTGTTGACTGCTATTCTGAATACTGTATTGTTCTGAACATATGTGCCGTTCTTATGAGCAGATACTTTTCCTTTCGGAGTATGAAGTGATATGCTTGGATAATATCCACATAACAATACCAAATAAGACAAGTCATCACGAAGTCTTGGACTTGAAGTGAACAATGCTCTTTCAGATGAGTTCTGCACCATTTCATTGTCAGATACTCTTTCATGTCCATCTCCAAGAACATAGTTATCTAAAAAGATGTTTAAACATTCCTTATTCAAAGTGAACACTTCTGATGGAATGTATTTCTCATTAGAATAACCTAACGGCAACAAGTAATCGTATAATTGTTTAGAGTACACTTCAAAATAGGATTTGCCGATTGCAACTCTGAAACCAAGATAACCAAATATTCTTTGCAGTTCTCTTTCAAGCACTTCACGGTTCTCTCCAATCTCTTGGGTAATCTTAACTGGATATCCGTGTTGCTTTGCAGTTTCAGGATTATGCAATACACTTCCTTCACTAATGAACCATGCCATAAAGAATGCGAAGTCTTTCGGTTCAAACTCCAATCCGTTAATGTTAACTACTTTCGGATTTTCACGGTCAACATCGATACATCGAATAAACTTGCTTTCACTTGTTAATTCGGATGGTTTGCGGAATTGGGGTTCTAAATATCTGCCCTTGCTTCCACCATCTCTTCTTTGATGAATGAAACAGTCATGGTCTTCGGTTACACATACATCAAACCATCGATTATGAATGTGATATAATTTCTTGTCAGTATTCTTGTATTTGATGAGCCTTATTGGTTTGATGAATTCGAGCTCATTTCCTTTTGGGTTCATTGACAAGAGTAAATCATCATCGGACAAGTCTTTGAAGTATTTCCAACCATTAATGGTGTATACTTTGGTTTCTCGGTCATAGCAGTTTGGATGCAATGGTGGTAAATGTTCCACATCTTTAATATCAAATTCAACAGGGTTACCTTTAAGAAATTCCCTGCTACCAGTATCAGGAGTTTCATTAGTTACTCCATGATATTCCATTGCACATTTATCACAACAAGTGTTACGGCAACCTACAGTGTAATGTGTTGCACCTCTTTCTCTGTTAATTACATAATCACTTGCGGTAGCAGTTCTTGCTATTTCAGTTCTTGCTATAGTTCTTGCACGTGTATTCTTAATAACTTCTACCCTGTGAGTTATCTCGTCTGCGATTTCATCCTGGGATTTATTGTTATTGTAACCCCATTTTACAATGTCTCGGACACTCTGTACAATGTCTTCACCAACATCTACTATACGGTCACCTACACGTTTTTCAATAGTGGCTCGGGTTAGTTCTCTTTGAGCTGGTCTGCTGAATTTGTGATTGTTGGTTTCCTGGAGTATGAGCTCAAGCATCTTGTCCTTATAACCATTCAAGACTAAAGGATTATTAGTAGTGTACTCTTTGGTTTGATTTAAAAATGCCTCCAAGGTATCTGAAGCTTTGACTCCTCTGCTTAATCTTTTAGCTATCTCATCAAATAGGTTATCAGTTAACAATATACCCTGTTTGATAAGTTTATCCTGTGATGGCATCTAAATCATCAAGTATTTCATCAGTTAAAAATTCATTCTCGTAAGTTTCTTCTTGATAACCGAAATCCTCTTCAGGCATTTCCGGCTCTTCATTCACATACTCTACACCAGCTTCGGTTTTAAACAATAAGCTTAATGCTTCGTGAACTGCACTATTCTCACTGTCCAATACCCCACTGTCCATTAGTGGTTTGATGATTTCAAATAATTTTTTCATGTCACCTGTAGTGAATTTGTCAAAACTGAAGATTGGGAATTTACGATCACTGCCGAAGTTAAACTCATTTACCATGTCGAGTTTACTTTGTATGATGTTAGCTATGTCTTCGAGTATTCCATCAAAGACCATGTTCCCAAATTCCATTTGAGTTTGTGATTGTGCATAACTGCCAGTTTGAGTATTAGTTCCACCTAGCATTAAATCTCCGATGAACATACGTCTAAGTATTTGATTGTCTTTGTAAGCTAACGCATTGAAAAAGATTTCACCATTATGTGAACTTTCCAGTACGCCGACATCTTCCTCCAATCCTATAGTTAACCCCATTGTCCCATTAGCTATATCATCGAATGCATCCAGCATGTCATTTCTGCTTAAAGGGTCATTGGTTTTACCATACATGGTAGGATTGCCGTTTCTTTCAGCGAAAGTCATTAACCAATCCATCAGGTTTTCCTTATCTTCAACTATAGGTAGGAAATCATGCAGTAAACCGTGACCTTCCAATTCATCGTATTGTGAGTTATAGGAATATACTAAACATTTGTCTGCAGGGATATCTGCAGAACCCCCAGTGCTTAATTCCTGATGTATACTGATTAATTCTCCAGTATCCTTATCATAATTGAATGGTTTTTCTTGTAAAGTCTTGATGTGTAAAGGCACTGCATTAGTTATAACTAATCTGCCGTCATTGTTTACATCAAATAATAATTCATGTACATTGAACCCCCACATCATGGCACTAACCATTTGTTTAACCAGTGTTTGGATTTCAATTTCCATATTGTGTAGCATGTCATTTGTGAAATCGTAGATTTCGGTGCTTTCATCATCGGTATTGGTGAGCACCCATTTTTTACTGGATAATAAGTATTTGAGTATTTCAAAACCAGTGGCTACTTGAGAATCCCTTAATATACTTACACCGGTCTTGTAAGGTATAATGTCCAAGTTATCTTTTCTGCTGAATAAACTATTGTAACTGGTTAGTTTACTGTTACTTGCTCCAACAGTGCTTGCTTTGGATTCTCTGCGGAATAATCGTTTTCCAATATTGCTTAATATACTCATAATTATCTTATCCTCCTACGTTTTCGTTTACGTGCAGTTTTAACATTGTTTCCTCCTTGTTGGGATAACTTGGAATAGGCATATGCGAGGGCATCTATCAAGTCATCGTGTTTTGCAAGTGGAAATCCTTTTAATTGATTAATTAAAATTTCACGTTGATTAGCATCCAATACAAAACGGATTTTACCCTGCATTAATGCTAGTTTAAACCCTTCTGCACGGTCAACCTTTGAGCCTACAGGTTCAGATTGTTCTGTCACATAACCTTTGAAATGTGGCTTATATTGATTGTATAATTCTTTAGCTGCACCGCCTTTTGTACCAGTTTCGAGTAATATCCTGGTGTTTGCTGTGTCTTGTCTGGCGGTTCTTTTCAATACATTCAACAGATCATCCCCGTATCGTTTCATGGTTACATTGGTTACGTAATAAGTGTCATCCTGTAATCGGTACATTTTACATGATGCAGTGTAATCGTTATCTTTGCCTGGTTCTTCACTGCTGTATGCTAAATCCCATGACCGTACACGGCCTGTGATTAATGGATTGTTATAATCAAATTCTTCCTCAAAGATTACCCAGTCGAGGTTAAAGTAGTCTCCGGTTTCATCTAATGGTTGGCCTTGGTACTGGGCCTCAAATACTCTGTCTCCAACTTCTTTTCTTCGTTCTTCAAAAAATTCGGGAGTGTATTTGTTAGGCCAGATACAGGTTCCATCTTCATTTAAAGCTTTTAATTCTATGAATCGGTACTTATCTTGATGTTCTTCTTTTAATCGCCCTATGATGTCTTGGGTGTGCCATCGTGTCCCGAGCATGAATAGTTTACTGTGTGGTTCCAGTCTTGGAATCAGGATGTTTTTAAACCATTCGTATAGTTTATCGAGTAATGTTTGAGTGCAATCAACAAAACCTTTGATTAAATCATCGCAGATACATATGTCTACGTCACGGCCTGTTATTGTACCTCCAACACCTACAAGCTTAATACTACCTAACAATTCACCTTTACCATTTTCAAAACGAAAGGATGATTTAGCATGTTCCACATTGGAGAGAAAAATATCACGCTGAGCTAATAGATCACTATTGTCAATAAATAATTGTCTAAGCACTACTCCGAAATCATTAGCTAATTCCTTATTATAATTCACTACCAGAATATTCAACTCTGGATTCATTAAGATTAACCAAAACGGGAAAGATAAAGTAATTAAACTAGACTTTGCAGTACGTGGTGGTTGAGTAACACATAACCTGTTCTCTACACTATCATCCAGTATAATATCCATTAATGCTTCGGATAACTGGTTAACATGTTCCGCAGGTAAACTATCCTTAACAGTTAAAGTGCTGTAAATATCATAAGGCGTTAAATCCGCAATACTTTCTGCAGGTAAAACAAGATTATCACTATATATCTCTTCCATTATTGCGGAGGTCATTTAACTCACGTCTTTTCTCTTTAACTTTATCCAACAGGTTAACAGTAACATTCTTATCAACATTAACCTCTACCGCTGGGCCTTCTTGCTTGAAGTATTCATTGTATAACTTATTAGCATCCAATGCAAGACGTGCTACATCTTTGGATGATACATTACTATCAGGATATGAAGCCTCTCTGCATGCCTGCTCAAACTTTTCAGGGAACTGTGCAGCCACCTTAGCCACACCTTCCATATTATCCGCAATGGTTTCCGCAACAATATTAACAGTTTCCTCAGCAGATTCAATCGCATCCGCCCTCTCTTGTATGAACTGTTCCTTTTGAGCTTTTTCTTTTTCCAGTTGAAGTTTCTTCTTTTTTTCTTCAGCTCTACGATTCAGTTCAGCTTCAACTTTATCTTGCATGTTGATGCATTTGTTATTATACCTGGCCAAAGCAGCATGAGAAATGATTTCATTATGTTCATTCTTCAACCATTTTGAAACACTTCTTGCACTTTCTCCCTTGGATAATCGAGTGACTATTTCTTCAAAATGTGGAGACTGCTCTACTTTACTTTTTCTTGCCAATGTCATCACCATGTTACAGTTGTAATGTTACATTTTTTGTAACGTTACATTTTCTGTGTAACGTTACAGTGTTACAGTGTTACATTATTATATGAATTTGAATATCACACCAACAA